TTTCTTTTTTCCTTTTTTTCGACTATAGTCGAATGCACGTTTTAATTTTTAGATTAGTATCTACGCCTCACCCTACGGGTAAAAGCATTACAGGTACTATCTAAACCGATGAACTGCAGCCCGACCACTAGGTTGGGTTGATGGGCTTCATAAGTCCTAAGTAGTTCACCATCAAAGAAGTCGAAGCTATCGTCTCCTACTCCTTTGTCAAAACTTGTAACTTGGCGAGAGTCAATGAACAAGTCTGTTGTCATCGCTCCCAGGGCATTCCTGAGGGTCTTGACTTCTAGGTCGGCGTATTCCGGTAACGGTAAATACCCAACCTCTTCCTCCAGGCGTTTGCGCAATCGCGTGAACTCTTGGATCCAGTTGCGGGTCTTGAAGACATTTTGTCTTTTCGCACCGCCACTCATCAGCTCACCAAATAGGTGACCACGGGTCACTCTTCGGGCTAGCTGATCTATCGGAAGCCAACCCGCTGACGCGGCGTGGGCTTTCGATTCTTGATAGGTTGACGCAGGAAATCTTCTGCGCATCTCCCTACCGTCAATGGCACCTACCATGTCGGGGTATTCCCTGAATTGTTGTACCATTTCGTCTTCGTACCACTTCGTTCCTTGAATTGAGCGGTCGGAGATTGTCGTGTTCAGGCGGGACAGGATATTTCTTGCTCGTCTGGTCTCGATCCCGTAGAGTACAGCGGATACTGTCTGCTGTATTTCGGGTTTCGACTTGGATAGGTGGGTCAATAGATCCTCAGCCAAGCCGAGTCCGTAACCTCCCAATATCTTAGGGAGACACACGGAATGGAATGCTTCCTCATCGCGATTGCGATTTGGTAATAAACTCCCCATCCGCTTGATAAACAAATGTTGTATCGAACGGATGAATCCCTTGGAATAAAGTTGCTTTGGCAACCAGTCAAGAGATTTAACAAGTTGTTGCGATTTACCAACCGCGACATTCTTGTTATCCTTCGCGATCAGAGTCGATTGACCCTTCTCGAGAAGCCTTACCTTAATAGAATCCACAATCAAGCCATGCTCGAAAGGTTTTCTATCTGGGGTATTATACTGTAAATTCTGTACTAATAGTACGCGTTCACAGTATTTCACCATCTTCCTGGACTTACCATGTTTGTCCGGGGAGATGATAGAACCTGATAACTCATGATTATGAGTGATTAGGTCTAGATATTGGTCGGGACCCACCGCGAGATGGTCATCCCCTCCAACATGATAACACCGCCATCTACGCGATGGCGCAGCTTTGTCGGTGTTAAGAAGAACCAGCTTATTCTCATATTTGAGAAAAGCTAGCTCTTCGACGACTAGATTAAGGAGAGTCAGTGAGGGTTTGGCAATAGCCTCCCCCATCATGATTCCTCTACACGAGAGTGTAAATTCCCCATCTAGTTCGACTAGTCTAGGGCATATTGTGTCCAAGACTAAATTCACATAGGCCTCCGAGACTACAAGTCCCGAAGAATATATGAATGCGCGCAGCATATCACGCGTTAGCGCAATATGCTGAGCATTAGTGGCGTTCTTCAAATCTGAAGAAAGCACACTGTAACCGGCGACGGAGCGGGGATTTAACCTACCCAGTCCGCTGGCTGCGTGCCATGCCTGGTCGCCGCGAGTGAAACTCGCGAAGCAACTAGGATGGTACTTGAGCACCTCCTTCATTATGTGTGAAAGAGGCGCTTGTAACACATTCAGCCAAAAGGCTGAAAGTGTCACGATACGGGCCTTGTTTCCTAACTCAGGCACCGTAGAAGCTCGGATATGTGGAATATCTTCCATTTCCTTCCAAGCTACGTATAGGATCTGGCGACCTGTGTAGTCGTCAAGACCGTATACTCTTCCTGGGACATCCTTGATCCAGTCAAGGGAATCCCCGAAGTCCGAGAAAATCAGCTCTAGCTGAGTCTCTTGGTCCACAAAAAGAGTTTTCCATAATGGAACACCCTCTCTGTGTTCGGCGACACCAAATGGAGTATCCTCCATGTAAGTGCTACCGGAAGCTGGAATCAGCCATTTATCGATGGCATCTTTCAGCGCTTGTGCTTGTCCCCCCCTGGTTAGGGAGTGGTCAAGTTCACCTGACGATGTAGCGGAGAAGTGACTACTTCTATCGCTCACCGGAACCCCATTGCGTAGACTCATACAGAGCCTACCCATTCGGGCAGCACATTGAACCATCTGACGATGGTGAGAAGGTTCAACGTGGAAAGGCGTAGAAATGATTTCAATGAAATCAGCCTTCGCCTTTACCTCAGTCGGTAATCCCATATATGGCATTTGCCGCGTTGAGGTAAGATGTGCGACGATGGAGCCAAGCTCCATCAGTGGCACATCTCCTGACAAGGCCTTCTGTACGACAGAAAGTCTCGCCAGTCTGTGAAACATATTGTGATTAGAAAGCTTCGCTTCCTCACGCAATTCTGTCTCACATACGGAATGAGTGAACCAATTGGTCCATTCCTTCCAATTAGTCATAAGCATTCCCAAATTGGAAGTGCCTACGGCAAAGATTTTCCGGACTATTGTTCGGAAGGTTTTAAAGTCGGGAGATCCCAAGGCGAATGTCCTAGGATCTCCTAACCAGAAGCTATCGACGAGTCCAGATATGAACTCTTCAATCCGCTTCAAGTGGATCGCCGGTCTATTGACCAAACGATCCGCATGGCGTCCCGAGAGACCAAGGTCCCTCGTTAGCCTTATCATCAGATCCCTCTTAAGGAGATCCGAATGATAACGATCGCCCCGCTCCCACGATTGTGGAAGTGTGGAACGACCGTGGAGTTTTAAGCCTACTAGCGATCCGCGAGGTAGAATATATTCTACCCCGTTGAGGACCGGTAACAAGCTTCTCCATGATCGGTTGACCCCACCAACCCAGTCGGTATCCGGCTGGACTAGGATGAGGTCTTCCTGCATAAACGTGCTTTCCACTTTCGTGGAAAAAAAATTATGCAGGAA